GAGGGGTCAAAATTAGGGGCAGCCATTGCTGTACTCCTAGAGAAGTTGGGTTGTTACCCCGACCTCGCCTCCTTCCACTGGGGGTGTCCTCCGCAGAGGGCCGTCGCTTCTGTGAGAAGGTCTAGGTCATCTAAGTGTAAGCACTCTTTTGCGCAATAAAAAAGCCCCGGACTTTGGGACCGGGGCAAGTAGGTGCAAAGAAAGCCTAACTACATGATTGAGGATCGACTCAGCTTGTTCTGTACCTTGGAGCGGTAGGCCGGGTCGTTCTTGTAGCGGGGGTCAGACATCGCCTGCACCAACTGGGCAGTGGATTCAAACTTGTCCCCGCTGGACTTAGACGCCTTACCGCCAATCAGCCGAGGCTCACGGCCTTCGGCTGCTGTGTACTTGGCATGCAAGCCAGCAATAGCCAGCTTTGCTACGCCTAGGGACTGAGTGTTGACCACCTGGTTAAAGGCGTCTTGCTCGTCTTTGGACAGGTTGTCAGCAGCCCACTGGATCATGGCGTTGTACTGGGCATCACCCCCGTACTCTTGCTTGATCGCAGTAATCTCTTTGACGGTCAGCTGGCTGTCCTGTGCGGCCTTGTAATTAAGGCCAGCCAGGTAGGCATCCACCATGTCCCGGGTAAAGCCTGCCTCTTCAAGCTGGCCATAGTCCCCATCATCAAGCTTGCCGCTTTGCGTCCAACGATCAGCCATCGACGAAAAGTCAATGTTGGCCTCCTCCAAGCGAGAGCCAATAAAGTCCCCGTAGATTTCCTTGGCGTTGCCAGCAGGTTCTGCCGCTTCGTCGTCGGCCTCCTCGGCCTCGGACTCATCATCTTCATCAGCTTCTGCGCTAGCAGGCGTTGGCTTGGCCCCTTGGCCCAGCTTGGTTTGCAGCTCCTTGTAGGCCTTTTCAAGATCCTGGACCGACTTGTACTTACCAGCCAGTAGCTGGCCGTCTGGTCCTTTGAGTTCAATGTTGTCTTCGCCTGTTAGCTCAGTGGCGTCAGGTGCCATTGAGCCAGTTGGCTCTTGCTTGATGACTAAAGGTTCAGGCATGGGTCCTCACTTGATTTGGATGATTCCGTTTTTGTCCACAGACACTTCCGAGAATGGGAAGGTTTCCCGGGGTACGTCAGGGATTTCTGGGATCTGGATGATTTCAGTCGGTGGATGCGGTGGCACCTCAGACGGTCCTCCTAGGGTCGCTGGCTGGCGTTCCTGCTGAGCTGGCAGGTCTGCTCCCTTTACCTTGACGGACGGCACTGGGGGCGACGGCTCAGGGGCCTTTGTCTTTTGCGTGTTGCGGACCATGTAAAACTCCAGAGGGTTTGATCAGACTGGTTGCTGTTGTGCTTCAGGGCGGTTTAGCGGGGCATCAACTGCTCCTCCTTCAGCAAGTTGTTGTTGGACGTATCCATCAGCCAGTTTGGCTAGGGCTGGCGACTTAATACCAGCCTGCAGCGTTTCTTGTTGTTGCTGCTGTTGCATTGCCTGCATAGCTGCTTCCTCTTCAGCCGCTAGCTCATCAGCAGTCTTGACCAGGTTGGTGGTGTCGATGGACTCAGATGCAGCCAGGCGCATCAGGGCTTCTGACACGTTGATGTAGCGGGCCATGGCTTCTGCGCCAAGGGCTTGCTGCACAATGGTCAGGAAGTCGACCAGCTTGTTGCGGTCGTCGCCGCGGCCAATGGCCTCCAGGCCGGTGACTGGCTTGGGGCTGACGACAGACTTGCCGTTGACCTTGGGGAAGGGCGCCAACTTGCGCTGCTTGCGCATCAGGTGCATAAGCCTGCGCACCAAAGGCAGCTGCAGCTCTTGCGTCAGGATGGAGTACAGGCCAGAGATACCAGCGTCTAGCTCCTGTGACATAAAGCGGATCTCTTCCGCAGTCACCCGTTCGCCTGGACGCTGGATAGCGGTGTTCAACAAGAAGGCAAACTGCAGGCGCTCCTCAATCCGCTGGATCATCTGCATCACGATGTTGAAGTCCTGCCCCTTTTGGGACTGGATCACCGTGACGTCAGTGGCGTTGCCTTGAACGATGGCCCCGTTGGGCGCGTTCTGCAGGGTGCGTGGCCTGGTTGTGCCGTTGGGATTGACCAAAAACAGAATCTTGGCAGCAGCGGCAGACCCCTCAAGCATGGCCCGATACAGGCCCTCAAGTGCAGTCAGGTCGCCGTAATATTCCTCAACATGACCGCGGCCATATTCTTCGCCATCAATTCTGCCCCAGCGCAGTGGGATCCAAGGCGATACCTCCGCGTCGCACTGGCCATGGGTTCCAGGGATTTCCTGCCCCATGGCTTCCTGATACCAATGGCACTTGCCGTGCACAAACTCGACGCAGGTGTAGAGCTTGATGGATTTGTGTTCTGGCCTGGCCTGGTAGTCGTATTCGTTTTCAGAGGACAGCTGCTCGTAAAAGTCCTTGGGCAGAGCCTCGGGATAAACCTCTTCTTCCACCAAAATTTTGGCCACGGTGCCCATAGGGTCACGCACCACGCAGTAGCGGTTGAAGTGAATGACCTTGATGCCGTCAACATCCACGTACAGCAGCACGTTGCCGCCCACCAGCAGGTGCTTAAAGGCCTCGTGCATTGAGGCCCTGCCGTTGGCAGTCTCAAGCACTGACATCACCGCGTGCTCGACCTTGACCAAGGCAGCATCAAGTTCGGATTTGACCTCAGGCCCTTGCTCAGTGACCCGCAGGGCCAGGTCGTCAACCTCTAACTTAAAGAAGGAACTGTTGGGCGGGAACAGTGTGATCAGCAGTTTGCTGGCCAGGTAGTTCACCCCGCGGGCGCCTAGCGATTGGTACGGGGTGCGCAAAGCACCTTTCTCACTGGCACCAGCCTCAGGGATCAAGCCTGGAATGGTGACCTTGCTGGCGTCCCTGGCCCGCTGCAGAAAGGCATTGCGGTCTGACGACAGCTGGCCGTACTTAGAGGCCGCCTTGCCGTAACTGCCCTCCTCGTTGTAGGGCTTGGCTTGCCGGTCAACGTTGGCGGTGAGGTTTAGTTCCACTGACTATCAAATGCCGGGGATGGACAGAGAGGTGCCACCGCCACCAGCCATGCCTACCCCAGTGCGGTATTTACGGCGGCCACGGCCCATGGCACGCAAGGTCGGTGCAATCTCAAGGGAAGGCTTGACGTCAGTGGCACTGGGGTTAGGAGCAGGGGCAGGAGGCGCTTCAGCAATTCGCTTCTGCTCTGCAGCGCGAGCTGCGGCTTCAGCCCGGGACCGCTCCAGCTCTGCTTTCTGTTGAGCAGCAGCAGCCTCTTGTGCAGCACGGAACTCTGCTTGCTGTTTAGCTGCAGCTTCTTGTTGCTGCCGCATAGCAGCCGCTTGTGCTGCTTGCTGGGCTTTGACCTGCTGGTTGTCGTAGGCAACACGAGCTGCCTCTTGGGCAGCACGCTGGTCAGCCATCATTTTTTCCATGGCCGCCTGCTGCTCCCTGGCCTGCCGTTCAGCAGCTTCCCGCTGCTGGTTAGCAATGCGCTGCTGTTGCCTTGCGTTTTCTTCAGCTTGCCGCTGAGCGCCACCACCACCACCGCACATGATTTAGTCCTGTAGTTGTTGTTCAAGATAAACGGACCGCAGCATACGAACCACCATGCGTGATCCGGCATACAGCCAGATTTCTCTGTCAGCTGCGGTTATTTCTGGACACTTCTCAGGGTAAAGCTCTTCCAGTTTTTTTACCAAGGCCTCGTCTATCGGCGGAAAGAGGTCGTCATCCATTGGTTTTCATTGCGGGGTCGCGGTCCGGTTCCCAGAGTTGGACGGCGCCAGAGCTGAAATCGTAGTCGCCGTACCGGAGGATTCTGGCCATACGGGCATTGAACAGTGCGTCCTGAAATGTGAGGCCTGCTTTGCGGTATGCAGTCACCACCTTCTCCCACATGTCGGGCAAGGTGTCGGTGTCGCCCAAAATCTTGGCTGCACTAACAGGGCCCACGCCCTTCAGGCCAGAGTAATTGTCTGACGAGTCACCGGTCAACACTTGCAACATCCACGCACGGTCGGCCTGTGTCTTGGTCACTGTCTCCACCTCGTCCTTAGCTAGCAGTTCGCAGGGGACTGTGCGCATGTCCTTGTCGATGGACACGATGATCGGGTTCTTGTACGTGGCACCTGTTGCAAACAGACCCAGCAGGTCGTCAGCCTCCAGGCCACGCATGGTCTTGCTTTCGTAGCTGTCTTGGGTCCAGTGGCGTATGTCACGCATGCCTAGGGGCTTGCGTTTGCCAATGCGGTTGGCCTTGTACTCGTCGTTCATCTCATGGCGAAACGTCGGGTAGTCGGAAAAGCACATCACAACGTCGTTATCCTCGGTGACGTCGCGCCAATAGGCCAACTTCATCGTGATGTAATCCTTTACGTCAGCCTGCTCAAGGTGCAGGGTGTTAATCCATTCGTCCCAACGGGTGTCGCACTCGCACGCTGAACACGCGGAGTGGACTAGCCAGTCAGCATCAATAAGAAGAGTCATTGGAAAAGAATGTTGCGGTGGTCTTTGGCTAGGCGCAGGCTGCGCGTGCCATCAGGCTCACGGCAGTGCACCACAGCGTCAGGCGGAAGGACCACCTCCACCGTGTACCAGCCATGGCCACAGACCGTGCACTTCCTGCGACGCATCACCTTGTCGGCTTCAACCTGCCGGGTGAACACCGTGCGATAAACCAGGGATGAGCACTCAGGGCAGATCATGTGCCGAAGTAAGCGGACATGGGAACAATCAGGCGACCGGTATCCTGGTCGTACAACAGCTTGTCAACCAGGCCGGTCTGACCGCTGAACCGGTTTTTAAGAACACGCAGCTGCAGCTCGTTGCGCTCTGCTGCATCGCCCTGCTGGTTTCTTTCGGCGCCTACTACTAGGTCACTGAGCTGGGCTATGGCGTGACTGCCCCGTAGCTGGGACAGGGAAGTCTGCGCACCTTCCTCATGGCCGCGGCCTTCCGGGCGCTTGAGGTGGGACACCAGGATCAACCCAACGCCGGTTTGCTCTACCAGTTGACGCAGCTTGGTGCAGGTCACGTCAATGGCACGGCGTTCGTCTAGATCAGTGAGCCCACTGATCACGATGGTGAGGTGGTCAAGCACCACCATGTCGGCACCCTCACCGTCAGCCAGGTAGCGGATCTTATTGATCAGGTGCTCTGGATCCATGGACCCGAAGTGGTCGTACAGAAAGCACCGGCCTGTGCCAAACACCCGGTCAAAGCCATCACGGATCTCCTCCTCGGTGGCAAGGGAGGGATCAAGGTGGATTGGCTTGCCCAGCTCAACGCCAACAATCCCTTGCATGGTGCGTTGGATTGACTCCTCAAGGGCGATGTACCCCACCTTCATGCCGTTGCGCAGGAAGTGGTGGGCGATGTGCCTGCAGATGGACGACTTGCCAATCCCAGATCCGGCGGTCAGCGTCACCATCTCGCCCTTGCGAAACCCATGGCACATGCGGTCCAGCTGGGGCCAGGGGTAGTTGCACACCGCTGCACTGCCCGGGCGGATCAGCTCCTCCCACAGCTCGTTGGCGTTGACGATGCCATCAGGCCTAGACGGTGTGGCCTTCCACAGCAGGTCGCGGAGCTTGTCTCCTTCGCCTGCCTGCAACATCTCATTGGCGTCCTTCCTGGGCAGATGGCAAATCGCCACCTTGCCAAGGGGCAACACGGTCAGTGCATCTTCTGCGGCCTGGCGACCTGGCTCGTCGTTGTCAAAGCACAGGACGATGCGGCTGAACTGCGACAGCCATGCGGCGTTAGCAGCCAGGTACTTCTTGGCTGATTGCGCACCGTTGGGCAGGGATACGACTGGGTACTTGTTACCTTGGCATTGGCTGACCGACATGCAGTCGATCTCGCCTTCGGTGACGGTGACAAACAAGCCACTGCCACCGCCGTGCCCCTGGCGCCACAGGTGCTGGCCCCACAGCTGCATGTTGCTGCAGTCACCAAGCCACCTGAACTTCTTGTCGGGGTAGCGCAGGTGTTGCGCAGCTACGCCACCCTTCTGGTTGCGGTACTCGGCTACCTGAACAGTGGTGCCTTGGTGCTGTGAGTAGCCGTAGTTGAACAGCTTGCAGGTCTCAAGGCTGAGGCCCCGTTTTTCAAGGGGCCGGTGCGTCAGGAACTCAAGTAGTGGTGTTGGCGGTGGCGCCATTGGCTTGATGCGTGGTGGTGGCTGGTCTTTGCGTGGTTGCTCCTGGTAGCCGCAGCCAAAGCAATGGCCATGGCCGTCGTCGTACCGAGCAAAGTTGTCTTTGCTGTTGCACTGCGGGCAAGGCTCATGTTTCAGGAACTTGGACGGCATGGCTGTACCAGGTGGTGGGTATGTGGCCTTCGCACCAGAGAAAGCCATGACGCTCTGCCCACTGCCAGTAGGTCAGCGCCCGGGGGGCACGGGACAATTTCACGTTTGGGTTTTGAAAACACAAGCGGATGTCCAGCCCCGGGTACTGCGCCTTGACGGCGAGCATCTTGCGGCGATCCTCGTTAGGAAAGTGCCCTTTGGTTTCGACCAGTACCCCGTTTGGCAAGCAAAAGTCTGGGGTGTAGGTGGCTTCAATCCGGTAGGGCAGGGCCTGCTTTTCGTAGTTGAACTGCAGGCCCCGCTTGTTTAGTGACGCAGCTACAGCTGCTTCAAATTTGCTGCGGTACTTAGAAGTCCGCCTCGTCTGCGGGGATGCTGGTGGCTGAATCCCAGGGGACTTTTTCGCCCGCCGCCGTTGGGGTCCAGCCACTTTGCTCTGCAAACCCGAAGCTCTCGGCACTGCCGCCACCCTCCACGAGGTCAATGATCTGTACAGCCCGCAGTCTGAGCGTGATGCCAGCGCCAATGGCTGATTGGTAAAACGGGCAGGCGTCAAAGGAGATGCGGCCCAAGGTGCCAGACCACATGCTCTTGAGGCTGTCGCGGTCCCTGATGGCACCACCTTTGGCGTCGAACAGCGCAGGCGCTGCAGACCAAGCGCGACCGTCACGGTCAATGCCCTTGGCTTTCATCTTTGACTTGACTACGAAGTAGGGCTTGCCGTCGAAGTCTTCGTACCCATAGGGCAGGTCAGCCAGCTTGAACTTCTGCGTTGGGGCCTGCGCCTTCAGCGAATCCTTGTGGCGTACCAGCAGCTCGTCCAGCTGGGTGGCCAAAGCGTCAGCGTCAGGTGCGTCGATCAAGCCAGTGATTTTGTACGCGCCTTCAGGGTTGAACTTGGTTTCAGGTTCAATGAGCTTTGGGTATTGGAACTTGCAGACCGGAGTTGTAATGCGAATTTTGTCAATGAGATTGAAGTTGCTCATGTGATGAAGTAGTTGGCGTTGCGAACGTGGTTGACGTCCAGCTCGCCCAGCTTGGGGCGTGCTGGCAATTTCTGTTTTAGCGCGGTTGGCAGCTGATGCAGAAGTTCATCTGTGATCAGGGTGAACCAATCCTTGCTGTACAGGTCAGCAAAGGAGTTGCGGACACAGTTGCGCACAGTGTCCATCTCGGCGGGGCTCGTTGCGAAGCAGTCATGGATACCTCCCAAGTTGCGGACGCCGTGTGCAAAGGCGTCGATAGTGGCAAACGCCATGTGGCTAGCGTCTAAAGAGTGAATCACGTTGGGACTAAGCCCGTTGCCCATCCGCTTGGGGTTCAACCCCTTTGGGATGTGGTGCGTGAGCAAATCCATTGGCACAGAACTCAGGTGGTACAGCCTGATGCGTGTGCCGGTGTAGTCCATGTAGCGGTGGCCGACACGCAGCCCCGATGGCGACGTCCAGTGCAGGTCGATGTTGGCGTCACCGGCCATCTTCCCCAGGCGCTTTAGCCAAGTCATGGCCTCCTTGGCAGGAGCGATCAGGTGGCTGGTTTCCCGGTACAGGATCGTGGCCATGTAGTGCATGGCTGCAATGGCACCTTTCTTGAACCGCCAACCGTCGCTGCCGTACAGCTCAAGGGTTCGCTCAAGGGACCAGGCCTGGCAGAAGTGAAACACCGCTTGCCTGGTAGCCGAGTAGGGCAGGGTCATCACAATGGGCTTGGCCAGCGTGCGGTCAGGCTGTAGTTGCAGCCAGCTCTGTGCATGCAAGTCACCAGCTGCAGCGTCGCTGCGGAGGATCTCCAGCACTCGTGCCAGCACAGCGGTGTAGATGTCTTGCGGTGTATCACTGGGCATCAGGTTGACCATCGGCGCCATTGCATCGCTGCGTAGCAGGGCGGCGTAGTGCTGTATGCCAGAGCAGGTGCAGTCCAGCACCACCGGCAGGTGGCCGACATAGCTCAAGCCATGGGCCTTGAACTGCTGGTACTCCCGGCAAAAGGCAAGGAACTGCCACGGGTCTGATGCCTTAGTCCACCAGTCAGCCATGGCCCAGGGGTCACGGCCTGTGCTTTCAATCTGTTGGCGGTGCTGATGCACCCAATCCAGCCGGGCCCGCCACGTCAGCTTGCTGTGCCCAAAGGCGTTGGCCCCGTGCACCCGCAGCCAATCAGCTTGAGCCTCGGTTTCAATGGCTCTGCCGTTGGCAAATAACAACAAGCTGCGAGCGACGTCGTTGCCTTGGGGGTTGATGAACGGTGGCCGGTAGTAGTACCTGCCCCTGAAGTCCAGCTGCATGGGGAAGTACATAACTGGCTCGTTGCGAAACCGCCGCGCAATCCACAGCTGCTTGGCCGTGACGATGCGGCGGTTGCGACTGCGGTCGTTCTGCTCGTGGATCTGCCGGGCGTTAAACCGCCACGCCGTGACGTCAGGGTGGTCCTCCGGCAGGTGCTTGGGGTAGGGCGGGATCTGGTATCCCTCCCGTGGCATTAGGCAACCAATGTCCAGGCTCTTGTCCCAGGCATGCTGCACCTGATCCAACATCCACCCGTTGATCTTGTAAGCGACGGTCTGCTGGTGGTTGGCAGCTACGACAAAGGCTTCGTTGCCTGTGCAGTGGGCCGCGGCGTCCTCGTTGCCGCTCTTCAACAAGGTGTTGAAGGGCACCTCGGTGAAGTAGCCGCCCTCGTAAGGGTTTAGCCAGTCCCGAGGTGGCACCACCATGGGCAGCGAGAAGGGGCACAGCTCCTTTTGCTTTTCCTCTGCTTGCCGTATCCAATCCATGCAGGCCGGGGTGGCCCGGACACAGCGGGTCTTGCGGCCAGCTGCTGCATCCAGGAACACTTCGATAAGGCCAGTGTGTTGGGCCACTAGCTGGATTAGGAACACGCCTACCGACAGGCGCTCTTGCGGTGTCCATGCCTCGGTGTTGCGCATGCGGCGTACATCCGCCTGCTTGCAGTTGAAGCGGCCACGCACCTGGTTGTGGTTTTTGCGTTCCCAGGTGGTAGCCCGGGCCAGCATGGTCTCCATCCACAGCATGTCGGCCAGGTGGTAGGCCAGGGCATGCAGCTTGGTGGTGTGGGTGATCTGATCCAGCACCA